CTTGTGTACAAAGTAATGATCATCTTCGTCTCGCTGGTCCTTTTGGTCGAACCGGTGCTTTGAGTCCGTTCACTCTCATTACAGAACGCGCTGCCAGTTGTGCTTGGTATGCGCGTTTTTGAGCCTTCGTGTACTTCGGCTTTTTACCCTTGCGGATAGTGTCAATCTCTTTGACTTGTCCTTTATTATTCATTTTGACTTTTGTCACGACACCCGAGGGAGAAGGTTTACCTCCTCCCCCTTTAGTGTTTTTTCGCTGCTTTAGCCAGGAGGTAGCTCCAAGTCCAGCGGCGTTGCCTACGAGTTGAGCCCCGGGAATAATATTCCCTACAGCTTTTCCTAGCTGTGGTGCCCACTCCGCAACTGCCTCCAGAACTTCATTGAACCATTCCCCAAGTGGATTCATCCCTACGGGAACTCCCACAGGTAGCTCATGCATTGCGCGTGCATATATCTCTTGAACAGTAGGATCGTATGGACAGGGTGTCCTGGCAAGAACCAAAAGGTCTGGTTCTGCTATCGACGGGTGCCTTTCTACATAATAACGAACAGTTACTTGCATTGTTGAATTCGCATTTAGACCCGCAAATATCGCGCCAGAAATATCCCAATTCCAAAGAGTTGAACATGCTGATAAGTCGTTTTGGTATGTTGGAACATTGTCATGCAGGATTTTTGGTAAATATCCTACCCAACCAGTACCCGATATCATATCTCCTGCACTTGATGGAGTTAAAAGTCCGGAAATTCCGGGGGATGGTACAATATAGGGATTATCTGTACTATTCATCGCCCCCACTAGATATATTCCGTCTTCTGCACCCCAAGTTCGTGAATTTGGAAACAAAGATGCATCGGCCTGATTTGAAGGTGGTAAAACCCCCACAGGAAATGTTCCTAAACTAAGAACGTGCGGATCGCCCGAACTATTGTACGTTCGTGCGGTCATATACGATTTTGGACATGGGGACCTATAACAAGTTACGGCCCCGCCCTTATATAACGCAGCAGTTGTGTTTACAACCTCACAGCCTGTGGCTATGAGGCGATAGGTCCCTGCAGCATTATTTAAAGGAAAAGTTCCATTTGGGTATATTGACGCAGTTGCTAGTTGCCAATCTAATCCGGTGTTTATGCCCATTACATTCCAACCAGAATAGAGTGGATTACCTGTTCCAACTTGGTTTACGTTCCCCCTGTTATCTATAGTTGTTCTATAAAAACCAGGAAAAACTACCGTTCCCACACCAATTTTTGCATCATCCATCTTATTCTTTCCTTCAGTGTTTTTTGCCTTCATGATACTGGCATAAACTTCTGGATACTTCTCTTTGATTGCCGCCAAACGCACTGAATCCTCCTGCTGTGATGCAGGAATATTGTAATTCACATTCGGTATTGGCATATCTGGAGTAAGATACTTTTGATTGTAATCTAGTGGTTGTCCAGATGAAGAAGAATGGCTTGAGTTCATACTCTTCGGAGTTTCCGTGCCTTTCGAAATAAACACGGGTTGTTCCTCCTTCAAAGTAGTACCTTGCCGAAAAGACGGAGACAGTGGTGCGAAGAACACATGCATGTCCCATGTTCCGCTGGATGGCGCCGTAACAGTAAAAGTCTTCGTGACAACTTGTACTATTGAGCGGGTTGTGACCATATCGGGGTAACCATCCGACACGATTTCGGTATCGTGAAACGGATCGGTTGCGATCTCTAGCCACTTTAGTCCGCAGTTCGTAACCTGCCGCGACGCCACCATCGAGTTTAAAATTCGCTTTGCTTTACGAGGTGCTCTCATTTCTCCTACAACGTTTTCCCCCATGCTTTTGTCTTCACGCCTCCAACCTCCGTTGTGATAGACGTGTTCACATGACAAAAACTAAATCCGTGAACGCATTTTGGGGAGTTACCTACCGACATAAAGTCCAGCCCATTTGTTCCTGATGTATTCTCTGCTGGGAACACCCTGCTTCAAGAACGCATCTTTAACTGTGCTTTTAGGGACCTTATGGAGTAAGAACTCGATGTATTTGGAGATGGGCTCGTAACAATCATACCAACCTAATTCCAAGAGGGAAAAGGCCTTCATAAGCTCCTCGTCACCGTTTAACGGATCAAGGCTAATATGAAGTCCTGCTAAAACCCTCTCGCCATTATATGACGGAACAAAATAAATTTGACCATGCTTCTTGAAACTTCGAACGGTTGCCCCTAGAAAGGACATACCAACTGGAGTGTCTTGACACTTAAAAGTGCCAGGCTTTACTTCCATTCCGAATTCTTGGTAAATTTTATTAACAAAACTTTCAGATCTCAATTGCATAAACTTATTTTCAATGCCCGCCAAATTGTCGTCACCATAGATGTTCATAGCCTGCGCTAGTATTTCATCATCACTGGCCGATGGATTGGCTTTAATCAACATGTATATTGCAATAAACATGTGAGCGATACAATTATTACTTGTGGTCATGCCATCTCCCGACATTTGCGACCAGTCCCATTGAACGACTGATCCGTCAGGTAGTAGCAATTTATGATTAACAACAGCTTCTGTAACTCGCCGTGCTATTGGTTCTATTTTGGCCCAGACTTCCGGAGTGACTGATTCTTTAAGACATTCGTTTCTCAATTTCATAACGATCGCCAAAATGGGTAGTTTTCTATCCCATCCTTTAACGTCATACTCTATAAAGAAATCTTTGATCATGTCTTTAATCATTTTGTCAAATCCACCATCATGGAAGTTTATTCCATAACGAATGAACCCAGGTTGATGCTCCTTCAAGGCTTCGTCCTGTTCGCCATATAACCATTTTTCATCTAATAGCAATTCGAGTGGTGCCATCAGGAAAGTACGTATT